TCGTCAGCACGGGCGGCGGCTTCGGCTTGCCCAATAACCATTTGAATCAAAGCGATCATCTGTGAGCGCGTCACTATCGGCACCGGCAGGTCGCCCAAGTTGGCGATCATGCTCCCTACACAGGACATCAGCTCCATAGCTCTCTGCCTTGCACTCATCCCCTGGGGCGGCGTCATAGTTTTCCCTGCCACTGCTCAGCACGAGCGTGACCCTCCAGGGCTTCCGCTTCGCTGGCATACCTCTCTAAAACCTCAATCTCACCTCCCACAAACACCGCAGTCTCGAAAATTAACGGTGGGCCTGCTGTGTGGCTGTAATCCGTCCCGAGCCAAATCGTTGATAGAGAGCGTCCGTTTGCAAGTGAAGTTTTTAAAACCGTCTTGTAAGCCAAGTCCTTCATTTTGCGGACAACGGTTTCGCCATCTACGGGATTGCCCTGCCGGTCATACCACATTATGAACTCGCCGTTTGCGTCCCACCTCATACCGGCAGCACCTCCTGGTCAAGATTCACATGCTCGACCCTGATCTTGTGGAAGCCATGGAACGCCTTCCGGGTGTCGCTGATCCCTTCGAGGATGTGCATGGCCTTCGCATGTTCCCGTCGGACCATCTCGGCAAGCTCGTGAAGGTGTTCGGCTATAAACCAGCCATCGTTGCACGATGCGATCGGGATGTCCTGCTTCAGGAGATACCGCCGCACGGCGCACAGCGTTCTCCATTCGCAGGGTGCCCCAGCGTTGCTGACAGCCTCCACGATCGCGGGTTTGATTTTGGCCTTAGCCCGACCGTATGCCTCCCGAAGCAGATAGGTCTTCAGCTTCTCGGCGATATTCTTGAACTCCTCGGTGATCGGTCTGGTGCGCTTCTTCATGACTGCGCCTGCCGCACACGCGCTGTCTGCCCGACCTTGGTTTTCAATCCACATCCGAGACCCTTCTCCCGAAGATCATGGTGTGCTATTGCGAGGTCGTAGGCTGGCTTTAGGTCTGGATACCTCTTGATAATTGCGCCCCATCCACCCTTGACCCCGTGTACGATGTCTCGATGGCATGGACGTTTGCAGAGGTCGATCAGATTGTTCTTGCACATGCACCCACCAGAACCCCGAGAGAAGAAGTGCGCGCGCTCAAACCCTCCCCATGGAGTCCAGCTTCCACACGCCCCACATTCGCGCCGGCTCATAGCTCGCTCTCCGGTTCGTCTTCTAAGACAGGCAACGGCTCATCAGGTGCTGCAGATGGTGCCGTTGTTGTCCCGCCTTCTGCTGTCTGCCGACTCGGCGCGTCGTCCTGGTGGGGCGTGTCCACCTGCTCGCTTGCTTCCCGCTGCGCTGGCTTCCCGCCCAAAAACTGCACATCGTCAGCAATGATATCCAGGGTCTTAACGATCTGCCCCGGGGACTTCTTGCTTTCGTATTCTCCCCGCTGGATGCGACCGCGTATGTAAACCTGGCTTCCTTTGCGTAGGTGCTCGGCGACAGTCTCGCCGCGCTTGCCCCAGACAACGATATCAAACCACGTCACCTTGCTCGTCCATTCCCCGTTAATCTTGGCCCGTTCGTTGACGCCGATGCTGAATTTGCACAATGCAGTCCCGGACGGGATATAGGTCAGCTTGGGATCACGCCCCAAATTGCCGATCAAAAAGGTGACGTTCACTCCCGACGCCACGACTAAAACCCCAGCTCGCGAGCGAGCTTCCGATACTGGCACAGCCCACACCCTGACCCCTCGCTCGGTGGCTCAGGGTTATTGACGATCGTCGATATCTGAGCCATGAGGTCCTCGAAGGCCTCGCGGTCTAGGTCGATGGGCGCCCAACTCCCCGATCCCGTTAGTCCGTAGCTCGGCGTCTTGCCGCTCGAAAACCCAAACCGCTCGGGTGAGAATCCGATCAGCGCGAGCAGGCTGACCATGAGCCCTTCCTTCCCTCCAGCCGGATGCTCGATGCAATAGGCGTATGCCCTCAACTGCGGCGCGTATATGGCCGCCTTCGCCGCGTCAATCTTGGACGTTTTGAAGTCGGGTATCCCGATCGTGCCATCCTCGAAGATGATCCGGCTGTCGATCTTGCCGCTAAGATATAGCCCGGTGGGCTTCCCGTGCGCCATGATCTCGGCCGACTTCACCATCTCCTGACCTCGGCGAATCTTGCCGGCCGGTATGTCCACACCGAGCTGCTTCGCAAGTCGCTCGGTGGACGTATCCTGAAAATACGCCTTCATGCTGCCGTCGATCTTCGTGAAGATGCCCGGCATCGGCGACCAGGGCTTCGACATCTTCCCGGTCGCCTTCAACCAAAAGCACCGCTTGCAATCCTTCCAGGCGTAGGTCAGGTCCGAGGGGCTGAGTTTGATGAGCTGTGTATCGGCCATCACTTCGTCTCGCCGGTTGCAAGGTAAACAAAGCGCGGTTCCTCGAAATACCCGCTTTCCCTTCTTGATAGAACCAGCTCACATTGGTGCATGCCTAACATGCTCTCGAATTCGCTGGCAATCCAAGCCTTGAATTGCTGCTCTAGTATGGTTGTCATCTCGGCAACCGTCACGCCCTGAGGCCCTACAGACTTCATTCGCTCATGAATCGTACTTGCATCGACCTTCATGGTTTCCTCCTACCCGGCACGCCGGGCTCGTTGTTGTTGTTGCATTCTACCTGATCTCACTGACCTCGTAACACTCAAAACTTCTGACGCTGCCACGTCATGCGCCGCGACTGTGTGTGCAGGGTGATGGCTGTAATACGCTGTCCAGCCTTCCTCTATGATCTCCGGCCCTTCCTGGTCGATCCGGACACCAAGCATGTCGCCCAACATCTTCTTGCGCTCCGTGAAAACCTTGATCGCTGCCTTCGATTCGACGTAGGCCCTCAGGGTCGGCTCTAAAATCTGGCTTTCAGTCCACGCCGTATGACGCTTGAACTCAGCGCACCAGCTCCGACGCCCACACTCCCAGCATCGATCGTTAAACCGCGCCTCGAACTTCGTGTCTGCCAACTGATCCCCGATGCTGCCGATGACGAACCGCTCGGTGGCGACGGCGTCAGACTCATCGAAGACGCATTCGGTAATCCGGCCGGTCAGCAACGAGAAGTAGAAGCACACGATCTCGCCTTGATATCCATAGTGCCGTCTGATCTGTAGGTTGTACAGGTTCATCTGGATATCCTTCTTCAGCTCCTCCCGGCTGCGAATCGCACCGACGAGCTTGTAATCCCAGAACCGGTAGCGAGTATCCTTTAGGCGGTCGATCCGGTCGATCACACTATTGAATTTGACCAGCCGTTTCCGCTTTGTCCGTCGATTCAGAACTTCCACCTGGAACTGGACGGGCATCTCAAGATCGATGATCGTGCGGCGATCTTCATTAACCATCTCGGCGTACTTCTGAAGTGCAAAGCAGCCGCTCTTGTAGGACCCGAAGTCCCGGAAGGTCGTCAGCCGTGGATGAGACAACACCTGGGCGAGCTCATCCGGGCCGATTCCATCGGCTGAGTTCTTAGCAAGCTCGTTGATCTCCCTGGCTCCCTCATGTAGCACCGCGCCCAGCTCGAGGTATAGCCCTTCCATTTTATGACCGAGCTTATATATCCATTCGTACTGTGACGGGCAGCGCATCCGCTGCGCGATCTGCGAATAGCTGTCATGCGGGAAGTTCTTGTCAAACATGCCGCGAGCCCCAGGAAAGGGCTTGCGCCTCTTGCCTATCATGGTTTCCTCCTGGATCAGTTGTATCAAAGTCACTTCTATAAGTCCAGAGCGTGTGACCGGGTCCGTTGGTTGCTCAGTGATCTCGCCCAGTTACCTCCCGACGGCGCTCCTCCGTCGCACACACCCTATTCAATGTGTCAGGAAACCGACGGCGCGTTCGGGTGTGGTCCGCTTCGCGCTGCCGTTGCCTTATTCGGCAGTTTCATGGTTTTGCCCGTATCCACAAGCCGACTCTCATCGAACCACACGTACTGAAATTGTGGCGCACCGTCTTTCTCCAACTTCGTGTTCTGCAATCCATAATGGACACAACCCGTGAAGTACTCCGTGCGCCCCAGCACTGGCCCGGTGAATCCCGTTAGCGAATCCTTTAATATCGCGCCAATCTCAAATTTGCATTTAGCCATCATTACCTCCTTGTGTTTGTCGTTCCATCACGTCAGGGGCACGGAGATTGACCAGGCTCGCCCGCAACTTCTCCCCCGGCGTCATGATTGCTTCTTCCCCGGCACCTGCTTGGCGACGTTCGCCTCGAGCTTCCGTAACTGGACCGGGTTTCTCCTTGCTATCTCCAACAGTTGCACCCAGACCTGCATCCTCCCCACCGAGAGCTGATTGATGTCGGTGATCGGACGCTTCAGGTGCTTGGTCTCGCTCTTCTCCATTAGGCGGTGCAGCCTGTCTTTGTCGAGGTCGAGATACTTCGGCCCCGCCAACTTGTGCAGCTCGCTGTTCTGCACCAGCCATTCATCGGTGGCCCGCCGTTGTGCCAGCCGCCGCGGCCTCAATGACTCCACCCGACCGACACCGTGCTTCGCGTCCAAGACCTCTTTTAGAAACTTAGTCCGAATCGCGCGCGGCAGTAAATCCCGCATGGCGTTTCGCTTCGCGCAAGAGAGCGCGATCGGTGCAGCGTGCTTATTGAAATATCTGATCGTGCTGCCGCGCTTGCACGGCCGCTCCTGGGTCGAGCAGAGACCTGTCGCTGTGTTGCCCTTCGGGTCGTGGCATGTGATGCCCACCGTAAACACCCGGCCATCTTCCTGCGGGACCTCCGAGACGTGAACCTGCATGTCAGTGAACGTCGCAATCCGCTTGAAGTGATACTCGAACAGGAAGCCTACGCCGCCGATCGCTAGGCCGTGGTGCATTCTGCCATCACTGCCCGGGAATTCATAAGCGAACGTCTGAAGCTCTTCTCCGGTTACTTGATGACGGGCTGCGGCGATCGCGTCGGCTTCATCTTGAAGTGCGACCACCATCTCTCGATCCTTGAAACTGATGGCGACCCCGAACGCATCGACCATCCCGACTGACTCCTTCTTCATGGTTTCCTCCTCCGCTTCAACGATTCCGATGAGTCCACATTGGCCTCCGGATCGTCTCGTTCGGATACACAGAATACTCCATCTTGAACTGATTGAGAATAGCCTGGGCTCCAGCGAGGCAAGACCGGCAGAGACGGAAGCGCCGGGCGATTATCTCGCCCGGCACCGCCCTAAACATTAGCATCGGCCCGAAGCTGTCAACCTCGAGGATGAGTGGCGTCATAGACTCCCGATGGCACCCATCGCAAAACACGGTCAGCCGCCCCTGACTCCGGTCTCCTGGTAAATCTCCACGCCCGGAATGTCCTGATCCCTTGCCCCGCCCGTCACCATCTTTTTGATCTTAGCAAAGTCGGGAGTCAAGTATGCGCGCGGGATTTTATCCTCATCGGTGATCCGATAGTTCCAAGTCTTCACGAACGTCGATGTGCCGACGTGCCGAGGCACCGAGACCTCTACGTCCGGCTTCTTGGGTGGCGGCGGAAGCCCCTTGCTCTTGGCCTTCAGTGACTCCTTCCGAAGTTTCTCGTTCTGGATCGCCTGCAAACGGTCACGCTCTTGTCGCGCTCTGTCTTCTTTGGCTCGCTGCCAGCCTGCCATCAATCCCGACATGCGATTCTTCCCTTGACCGAACGAGTCTTCCGTCAGAGAGAAGCATCCATTGACCAGCTTGAAAAACCGATACCACGGCTTCGAGTATTGCTCCTTCGCAGCTATTACTCGACTCAATCCGGCCGCGTACTTGCCGCGCATCATCTCCGCAGCTTGCTGGTCGGCCTCACTGTCCACGGTCATCAACTGGGATTCTTCATTCAACTTCAGGGCGAGACGCGCAAGCTCCTGCGTCAAGTCTTTGATGCCCAGAGTTCTTTTGACTAATTCTTCGGCTTCCTGGGCGTTCTCAGGTGTGAATGATGCGGGCACGAGACTCGCTGTCTGTGGTCGTGATGCAACTGCTGATCCGGTCTTCATGGTTTCCTCCTGGTTAAATTAAGGGTCGCCGGCCGGGGGATGGAGGAGGTTACAGACACCACGCCCATCTGGACCCGCTCCGCTTTCACAGAGGCAACGACGACACCGGCTTCCCGTGTCATGTTATATCAGATGCCGAAGGTAGAACAGGCACGATGCAGCCTTTGTGGTTCGGGTGAAACGGTATATCGTCAAGTACGGGAATGTAAATCTTCCCGCACTTGGCGCACCAAAATGTCTCAAGTTCCATCATCACATCGGAATCCGAACACGTCTTCCACGGAATCTTCCCGCCCGACTTCCACACGCATTGATGGGTGAATATCTTTCGGAGCTTATCTCTGGCTTCCCAATAACGGGCGCGAATCTTTACAGCAAGCCGACAAAGCGGACACGGACATTCCCCATCATCAACGTGTTGCTCCGCAACATCAATCTCATTAATTTCGTCCATCTCATCCATCGTCATTCCTCCGTTGTCGTTGTTGTGATCGACCATCGATCACGAGGTCAGAGTAGCAGCCGTTCGGCTTCGTGTCAAGCCCCCTCTTAGGCTTTGAGTCTCTCTAGGCTTTAAGTCTTCATCCTAGAAGAAGAGAAGATAGTAGTAGTGCTGTGGAAAGATGGGGATAAGTCGGCCCATACGCATGGGGTGGTGGAATGTTTCACGTGAAACAGCAGGGCTTGTGTTTCGGGACTGTTGATAATTGTGGATAACTTGTGGATAACTTTAGCGGCTGGCGGGCCTCCAGAACTCAATGTCAGCCAAGATCATGCCGCCCGGCCGGCCCATGATGTCGGTGCCCAGCCCTTCGATGCTGACGGAGATGTCCGGCAGGATCGGCAGGACCACTCGAGGAATGAGTCGCCACCGTAGGCCGGCGGCCAGCCGACCATCTTTGTCGATGCCAGCAGCGAAGCCAAGAGGCCTCAGCCCAGGACATGACGGTGCAAGCAAGCTAGCCGGCGCCGTAGGCGTAGCAATCGGGACATCGGGCGACCGTGCATCCTCGCTGCTACTGGATCGATCACTCTCGCTCTCCTCCTCTTCTTCCGTTTCCACCTTGTCGATCGGCAAACCTGTCACGGGGTCGAAGGTCGTGTGCGTCGTCTTCTTGCGCTTGCGCTTCTTCAACTTCTCACGGGCCTGCTTGAGCTGACGATCCTTGTGAATGATGGCGGCCTGGGCGGTGTCGTAGTAACCCTGAAGCTCGACGGCATACTTCTCGGCCTGTACCCGGGCGGTCTTCTCCTTCGCTACGATCCTGATCGTGGTCAAGGTTGCCGAGCCCACCGCGAGCACGATCGCTGCGAGCAGTACCCACCGGAGCCAGCGCCACATCTTCTTCGCCTTGGCAGGGCTGCCGAGGATGCTGGTCAATATCCAGATCATGTTCCGTTCAACCTCACGCGCCGAGCGATGCCCTTAATAAACGCCTCCCAGTCTTCATTCGCATCCGCAATGTCAAGATAGCGGCAACCCTGCTGACAGTTCACGAAGATCAACAGAGCTTCCCGATGCTGATCTCCACACTTGAGAGCTTCTCCTAAAACCTTGACGGTCTGTGGCCCCATGCGGCCATCCAGCGTTATGTCCGGATAGAGCGTCTGTCGATTGTTCAGTTTGTTCATGGCTCGCTGCAGAAAACTCACCGCATACCATGGGCCGCAGTTGACTGCGGTATCAAACAGCTCTTCAGCGACGCCTTGATGCACAACCTCATCGCACCGCAGCAGGTCCCAGAAATACTTCTTATAAATCTCCAGGACCTTCCAGTACGGAATATGTCGCATGGACCCGTTGTACCCGTACTCCATCGCTGTTTGATGTGTGACGCCGAAGTTCGTCTCTCGGCCGGGGTCTCGCGGGTGATTGCCGTAGCCGGTCCTTCCCATGATCGGCTGACCGTCATCCCCATACAAAACCCCTTCGGCCCGGAGAGTCTTGACGATGGCGAGCTGAAAGGACGCCATCTATAGACCTATCACTTTTTGCCGGTCGCAGCCTTCAGCATTTCCGGAGCCTTCGTAAGACCACCAATGATCAGCGCAGCGGCCATCATGCCGTCCCGCGAAACCTTAAACACCGTGATCGCTTCCTCCGACACGTCCGCCTCCAGGCAGGCCAGGCCAGCCTTGACGAACATATAGATGCAGGCCACGAGTATCCACCGATGCGGCCTTGTAACCCACTTGCCAATTTGCTCCATCAGTTACCTCCTGTGTTAATGCGTAGGATGCCGTCGCCCGCCACGAACATCATGCACGGCGAGCGTCTGTTCGATGTTCCGAAGCCGCTCACGGATCGCCTTTAAATGTGCATTCTGTTCCTTCGCTTGCTGGACCTGGGCCTCCTTCAGCCGCTGCATTGCTGCGGCGTGCGCCTCCCTCATCCGCTTGAGCTCTGTATCGTGCGCTGCCTTCGCAGTCTGGTCGGCCGCCCGAGCCTGGCCGGACGCCAGCGCGTTATTGGTGACCCACTTCCCCCACCCTATAATTCCAGCGGTGAGGATTATCACCAATGCGCCCAGTATCTTCTTGACGATCGGAGCCATCGCCTTGCTCCCGTTTCCGTTTTCGCCGTTACTCACTGCCGCCACCCTGCCGAATGATCCGCCCTAAGAGAAAGGCGAGCCCGATGATGAGCGCACCCAGCACGATGAGGCCACCAATAAGTTTGGCTGCATTATCGATCGCCAAGTCGATCATTTTACGTTCACGCTGACCTCGGCCAGCACGAGCTCCTTCGGGTCTCCCGGCTCATTCATGTCGTAGAGCAGCACCACTTCCGCCCGCCAGGAGCCAGCGCAAGTCGTGCCCACGTCCTTATTCCCTGGACCCTTCCAGACCGGCCGCCACGTCCGGTAGGCCTTACCCCTTCCCGGCCCCTGGTAGCTCGGTATATAGGGCTCGCTGACGCATTGAGTGCCATCTGGAGCGTACCAAAGCACTGTCACGAGCTCCCCTGCCGCCCGATCGACAGCTCGGCTCAGATCATACTCGACCCACACGCGCTTGCTTTCCTTCCTGATCTCGCAGAAGGTGACCGTGATGCCGAGCTGCTCATAGAGGCTCTCCGGTTCGGCTAGAGCCGTCGTGCTTACCGCAGCGCGCGCCCCGCCGGCGAGCAACATCAGCGCAGCGGCCAGCATGGCCTTCACTGTGCCGCCTGGATGGGCAGACATATCGTCTTCGACTCGTCCTGGTTATTGCCGCTGTTATTCCACGCGAAGGTCGCTGACAGCCGCCCCGGTATCTGCGTTGCCCCTTTCGATGAAGCATGCCTATCAGTTGAAGCGGGGCCGATATGTACCACACCGAACTGGTTCACCTGATCACCGCCCGGCTCTGTCCTGTCGTGATTGTGCCGGGCATGAAGCCAGCCGATGTAAAAGTCACTGATCCCGCCGGTGCAGTTGACGGAATGCTGCTCGGCTTGAGATTGGTTCACCGCATGTGTCCCGAACGGCGTCACCTGATCGACGCCGTTGAACTGCCAGGCTGCGATGATGGCTCCCGCTCCCCCGACTCCATCCGTCTCAAGGAAGACTGCGGTCAATGTCCTGGTATCAGATGGAGGATTTTTGAGCGACCACAACTCCATCCTCGCGCAGGCCGATGAAGGACCGCAATCAATCGGAGTAGTTCCCCCCTCGGAAAACTCGAAAATAAGTGGCGTTGTGCCCCATGTGAGACTTTGTACTGCCGGACTATTTGAGCCGCTGTAGACGTTATTCCTCGCCATTGTGACGAACATCATTCGATCAGGACACGAGCTACCATCGACCGTGAACGACATGCTGACAAGAGTGCTGCTGTCTGTGATCGTCGCCCCTACGGCTTGCGTCTTCACATACTGAAGCGGATCGGGACACATGCCGCCACCGCCACCACCGACGCCAGCGGCTACATTGAACGGCTTGAAGGTCGGCTTGATGCCGAGCGCGATCGTCGGCAGTAGCGCGAGGACCGCTAGAAGTCTGATCACTCTTGGATGACTTTGAACCTAATTTTAAAGGTTTGACCGCCTGCGTATGTGGGCGTTGCACGGATCACAGCTTGCACAAACAAGCTCGTGCCGGTGACCTGGAACGTATGCCCTTGGTTCGGTACGGTCGCAACACTATTCAATGCCCCAGGCTTCCAGTTCGCCGTGGTAATCGAGATGGTGCCGATCGATGTGAGCATCTCCGAATCAGACACGTTGAAAGCCGTGTTGTCACTCTGTCCCGTGAAGTCCACCTCGAACAAGAAGATATCCATCTCGGGGCTCTTGCCTTCGGTGTCGATGGTCACGGTCGTATGAATGATCCCGCCTTCCCCAGTAGCCCGGGCGAAGTTCGTGATCTCAGCCTTCGGCCCGAATGCAAAGCCCGAAGTATAGGCGCTCGTGTCTGGCGTGAACGTGTAACTGAACACTTCGACGTTCGGCGATTCGCGCGTCCAGCCGGCACCCTTCGCGTCGACTAGCTGCTGCTGCGGGTCTCCATCGGACCCGCCCAAATCAGTAAGCACATCGTCACGCTTGGAATCCTGGAACGGCGACGTGGTCGAAGTCGTAACCGGGATCGGCGACGTAGAAGGATTGGTGACCTGAGATTCAGTTAACGGGCTGCCGCTCGCACTCAGATCGGCAATGACAATCACCTGACCCGCGCTGTTCGGGTTTGCTGCTGGAACACCTGGCTGATCGGCCTGCGCCGGAAGGGCGAAGACCAGCAATACGCCGACCATCAAGGTCGACAGGATCGACACGATTCTCTTCATCGCACAGTCTCCTTTTTCCCGCAAGCCGAATCCCGCGAGCCGGCCAGCTAGGATTCTACCATGGACCCTAGTCAGGCCCCAAAGTCCAGTTATGGCGTCACAACCCATGTAAAGGCTGCAATCCCGATCACAAACGTCTTGTTTGATGCTCCAGTGTTTCTTCGGTACCTGAGCAGCACCGTCTTCGTGGCGCTGGGTAAGCTAAAGGTCGCTATCTTGTTCGTGAATGATGTCTCAGTGAAATTCAGAACCGCCAGTTCCACGGAGTCAGTATCGTTCCAGAGCTGGACGTCCCAGTCGGTACCGGAGTCGACCTTTCCCCGTACCTTAAACATCGCCAATTCCTGCTTGACCAGCTTGCCCGAGTCTTCAAAAGCGACTTCCATCCCCGTCATCTCCTGGTAAGAACCTGTCCCGGTATTGGAAAAGAAAAACATCAGAGGACAGACCATTGTCCGGACGTCCTCGCTCATCGCGTCCTGTTCATACCAATCGGTCGCCCCTTGCTGTGTGCGGCTCATCTCTTCAGCTCGTAGGCTACACCGTTAATGAACGCGGTGCCAGGCGTCTCGAGGGCGTACTCCATGGCCTGAGCGGGGCTGACTCTGGCAAGAAACAGGTTCCCGACCTGCTTCGAGTTTCCGTGCATGACGCGCGCACCAGCGTCGAGCGTCACGCCCGAACCTGTTTCGCGTATGTGCAAACCTTGAGCACCGACGGCCGTCCGCCGCACGTCGCCCATAAACAAGGCTCGCCGGCAGCCGGGCGGGAGAAACGCGGTGAGCCCCGGGACCGCCGTAAAGACAGTCGCGGTGCCTCCGTTCAGCGCCAAGAAGTCGCCGGCAAACAGCGCCTCCTTGTAGAAAAACCAGTCGTCGTCGGGTGCGTTGCTGATCCGATACAGGTCACCCGACCCATTCACTCGCCCGAAATGGCAGAGCTCAAAGGCCGTCTTCCCCGGCGGGAACTTGATCGCGCTCCCGTCCTTCACCGCCAAGCCTCGCACCTCGTTACCGCTCACGTCCGTCGTGAGGCCGAACTGATACCAGGCGTTGTTTACTTTCGTCCCGAAGTCGAGACCGTCCTCTCCTTTGGCGGCCAGATCTATGGTCACGCTCACGTCGTCGAACTTGAACTCCCGCAGCCCGAGTACCACGCGCTCGGCTGTCACGATGACCTTATTGCGGTCGGGTCCATCGGCGATCGAGAGCTTCCTGAATCCAAACGCCGCGCTCATGGTAGCGGAATCACCCGGACGAGCTTCATGTCCGTCCTCATGTTCAGGCGGTGCGTGAACGAGACGATGTAGAAGTCCTGCTGAAAGATGCCGAGCCGCGTGTCGGTCACCGTCGCGCGATCGAACCGCCTGATGTGCATAGGCGACCACACCTGCACGCCATCCAACCGGGGGTAACTGGACTCGAGCCGGGACAGAATGGAGCCCGCGATGATGGCCGACGAGATCGAGTCGTTGATGTACTGGTTCTCCACAATCAGCGATCGCACCTTGTAACGGTTCTTCGACTGGGTATCCGTCACCACCACAGACAGGATGGTGCCCTTGGCCTTCAGCGGTTGCCGATTGAGCGCCAGGTCTTTAATGATTCCGTTGCCCGTCACGTCGATCGTGAATCGTACCCGCTGGGTGCCCAGGTGCTTGACCGAACCAGTGGCGATGCCCGCAGGCTCCGTCACCAATACATCTATAATCGTGGCCTCCAGGCTCGGCTGCTCCAGCTCTGCCTCGAACTCTATGCGATCGCCAGCCCTTACCTTCCAGGGCAGCTCCTCATCCTGGCCCGACCAGACCACCTCAAAGCCCCCTGGAACGATCGGCGTGGACTTCACCAGTACGCTATTGACGATGAACTGCTCCCCGCCCTCTGCTCCGCTGAACGACAAGGTCGCCCTGAGCAGGGTGCCGCCTGGATCATCGTATATCGTGAGCGACGGGTCGATGTCCCGCGGGATCTTCCGTCTCAGCGAGAACTCGAACACCCTGCCGTTGTCCATTGTGCCAAGCACGAAGAACCTCTCGTTGAACTTGACGGCGATGAAGTTGCCCAGCGCCGATGAGCTCGGGCCCGTCCTGCCATACGCAAAGGTCTTGCCGGTCTCTTCCTCGTGGACCAGGAAGGCCATCGTGCCGTTCGTCCCACCCACGCGCGTCGCCACCGTCAGGACAGAGTCATCTATGAACGCCAGCGCGGCTCCCGACTGCTCCGGGAGCGCAGGATCGCCCGGGAGCGCCGTCGTCGGCGTGAGCACGAATCCGGGAACGCTCAGCTCATCCAACACTCCAAAGTTTGCAGGACTGCCGTCTCCGGCGGCCGCCATCCACACGCGCCCTGTCTGTGTGGAACTGATGCCATAGAATGTCGTGTTACCATTCGCCGATAGCGTCGCCCTCTCGGTGAACACGTTGGTGGTGGCGTTCCACTCTTCGGCCTTGAGCGTCGTGGTTCCAGTTCGCGTGACCACCATCAGCGTCGATCCCTCTTTCGCAATCGCCATCGCACGCTTCGAACTCCCGATCGCCCCCCGGTTGAGCTGCGTGAAATTCACCAGGTCGATGTCCTGGACCCCGTGGTCCGCGTTGACATCGGCGTCGCCCAGGCAGATGCGCCAGATGGCTCCATCCTGCATCGACGTATAGCCGTTTCTGATCGCCCCTTCGCCCGGAATCTTGTATGTCCCCGGCCCGAAGTCCATGTTGGCCAATAGGGTGAAGGTGCCGGGAATGATGCCGTCCCAGCGATAGAGCTTCAGCGGATGCACCGCATCCCCTGATTCGGTCTCCCAGGTCAGTATGAACAACTCACCCGCAAAGGCCGCGATCAATCCGCCGCGTCCGCCCAGCAACTGCAGGGCGTTCACCTTTCCCACGAGCGCCCACGTCTTCTTCGTTAGGTCGTACTCGACGACCTTGATGTCCTCAAATCCGGTGTTTTGGTCTACCACGAAGGCGAGCCAGTAGATTTTGCCAGCGAGAACCGCCGCCCCGCTGGTCTTGACCGTTCCCTCGGCTCCCAAGAGATCCTCCAGCCGTGTGTCCCGCGCCGTATTTCCCGTCGCCCTGAACTCCAGATACCCGTCCGTCCGGATCTCCGTAAGGCCCAGCGCTGCAGACTGTGACACCTTCTGTATCTCATCCCAAACATTGATCTCCTTCGCCGGCATGAAATCGACGATGCCCGAGGAAAAGTCCAGGATCATGAATTGGCTTGGGATGCCCGCCAGATTTGCAAAGTACTCGATGATCTGGTCCTTCTGGAAGTCGACCTGCGATCTGGCCTGCCTCTCTGTGTCCATGAGGAACGCCAGATCCTTTGCGGTGACGGTGACGACGGCACCCGCCGGTACCTCTTGCCACTCCGATGAGACATAGAACTCGCCCTGTTGAATGAGCTCGGTGCCTTCGAAGCCCCACCAAAGGAAGAAGCGCACCATATCCCCGAGCTCTGCATTAAATCCGCCCTCTGTCCGCAGCACGGAGAGATTGTGGTCCGCGTTCGTCAGCGTGAGCGTGAGCACTTTTGCCTTCGGCTCTCGGAAGGTGAAGTCTGCGGTGTCAGCTGACAAACTGATGCCATTGCCCTTGGCCACCCTGTCGGTCATGTCGATCACCCGGAAGGCGTTGACCTCCAGGATGCGCGCGAACGCATCGCCTCCCGTGTCGAGTACCGTGATCTGTAGGTCAGTCATCTCTGTTTCGTTGTTGAGTACGATGAAGGCGTAGTCGCCCGTCATCTCAAAGTCGGAGCCGCTCGCGGCAATCGTGGCGTCCCCGCCCTTCTTCCGGCTGAGTGAAAGCCGCTCGTCCACGTCCACGAAGGCGTCGATCTGAGTCAGCGGCCCCGCGTCTGTCGTCTTGAACTCCAGTCTGAATTTCCTGATCCCCGCGTCGAATGGGTGCCCGAATATCTCGATACCCCGCACCTTGCGTGTCGCGTCCGCGGCCTGAAGAAAATCTATATTCAACGCTTTGGGTCCGGCTGACGCGACCCTGAGCGTGTAGTCGAACAAGGTCGGGGTCCATCTGAGGTCGTCCACCCAATCCGTGAGCTTGCGCCTGAAGTCAGCCCTGATCTTCCAGAATCGCTTCGCTTGGCCAGTGAACTCGACGGCCACCGCGCCGGTACGCGACGCCACTCTGCCCGGGTTGTCGAAGACGTTCTCGAACGCGGTGAAAATCACATTATCATCCGAGAAGGCGGCGTCCCATCTAATGAACGGCTTGTGCTCGCCCAGCGCCGTGAAGATCATATCGCCAAGCGTCACTGACCAGACGACCGGGTCCGACTGGTCCGACTTGTAGAATCTGCCGTCCACGTAGGACGGGGCGCTCGCGTCGAAGCCAATGTGCAGGAACTTCGACGCGCTGCCGAGCCAGTTGGTTTTAAGTTTGAGATAATACTGCCTCCCTGCCTCGAATCTGAACGCGGCAGGCAAGCTCATCGTCCACAGCACGTATGGTCCACCAGCGGCGCCTACCAGCGATGGATCATAGCCATGAAAATCCAACTCGAGTGGAGGCTCAGCTAGAACGAGTTCAGGGGGCCCCTCGGATACGATGAGCTGTTCCTCCGTAAACAAGACGAATCCCAAATCAGTCCCCCCACCAATCTGGCCGTGCCAGCCACCCAGCGCATCACTACTGCGGAAGTCTCCCCCCAGGTAATCCGGTGGCCCCCAAAACCAGGATTCGCGGCCCCTCCATGCGATGAAATTTCGCGCGTTCGATCCGGTGCGAGTGATGATAATCTCGAGCGCGTACTGCCTGCCTGCGATGAGCGTTGGCTTCAGGCCGCTCCAGACGAAGTTGTATATTTTAGGTCCGCCTTCCTCAATCGTATTGTTGGCGATGTCAAAGGCGAAAATGGCGTCCGAGATCCCCCCGTTGATCTGGAATGTCGCATCGCCACCTGCCGTCTCAAAGATCGCAAATCTCACAGTAACCCCTGCCGGAAGGGTACCGAATCTGAACAGCTCCACGCTGAGGCTGCCGACGGTGGCGTTCTCAGTCGGTGTGAACGTCTGCACGTAACGTATAGTGAACGCCACCTGGCCAATTCCGATCGCGAACGTGTGCTGAGTGAGATCCGTTGAGGCCCCTGCGATCGCCTGTTTGACATGCTTTTCGATAACAGTTGGGGAGAGGGATAGGCCGGATCTGTCATCATCGAAACCTGTATCGGCCTCAAGGAAAAACCTGTCTCCTGAATCAAAGGTAACTCCGGTCGGCACCTTGACGAGCACCTGGAAATGCTGCATGTCCACATCGAAGGGCACCTTGAACCCCTGACTCAAGAAGTGGTTTGTCGCATCTCTACCGAGCTGTGCATCTGAATCCTGGTTTGCAACGGCATAGAGTGTTTCCGGTTGATGCCACGCGACCGAGGCAAACCCGATATCGTCCCCCGCGTTCGTCGCCCAGCTCGTACCGTTGAAGGTTGCCATCTCCCCATGTGAGAGCGTCCCAGTCGTGTCGAACAATACGATGATGTGGCTTGAGCCGTTGATCGCGAAGGTGCCCTTAAAAACATAGGCGTAGTCGGTGCCCGACTGGACCGTGAACGGGAAAGGGAACGTGAACTTGAAGGAGTTGTCCTTGTCGATCGGAATCGTAGAAGCCAGCAACGGCTCGGAAGTGGCGAAGATCTCCGTCGTGCTCGGCAACCCACCGACCACCTTGCGCAGCTCCACAACGACGTTCCCCACCGGGGTACCTATACGTCTCAGCTCGAAGTACACTCCATCCACCTGTCCCGTCGCCGTGGCGCGCCATACCTGCGCCCGCTCCTCATTCCCCGCGACATCGCGCAGCGGGGCGTCTGTGTTGTTGTTCGTGATGGGGTACACGCCCGCGAACAGCCGCTCGACGCGCGCGTTCTCCCCGTTGAACTCGAGCTTAGCCTCGGCAGCTGTGGGAGCGGTGACGAGATCGATCACGTTATCCTGCGTGCCATCTTGCTCAATGTCGTCACCGATTCTGAGCTCGTCGAAGTAGTACTCCACAATGTTGAGTGATGAGAACAAGTGCAGCCTAATCCGGTCGATCCCGGTCGTGTCCACGGTCACGTCTTTGACATGGCGCCCGTCGAAGTACATCTTTGTTACCGTACTCGCGGGGGTCGTCCTATCAAGCCTAAATACCAGCTTGTGCCATTCCGGCACGGTGACGTCCGTTCCTACATCCGTTCCGCTCGCAAGCCCCGATGGCCACGAAAGCCGACCAGGAATCACCGGGCCGCTTGCATCTTCCGAGACATCGAACGCCGTGAAGAACAGCGCGCGCGCTCCCACGCCGCTGTCCTCGAGATCAAACCTGAGATAGCTGTTTGTGGTGCCGAGCAGGATGGCCTTGATCCTGAACGAGATGTAGACGATCCCGGTACCGAACGTGACCGGCCTGAACACATTGCCGTTTCCTCCGCCACTGAGCCGCAGTCTGACACCCTTGCCGCCGCCCCCAAAGTCGGCTACGGGGTCCACCTCGATGAGCGCGGTCCCTCCGCCGCTCACCCACAAATCTTGTGTCGCCAGCGGAGCAGTGTTGAGCGAGTTGAAATCCTGCTGATACCTTGAGGTCTTGAGCACGAGCTCCACGGAGTCCGCGACTGTCTCGACCCGCGTTTGCGTACCGCCATTCCAGTCTGCGGCGGTTGTTTTGACGTTCGAGAACTCCGTGCTGCCCGACTTCCACCCGCTCTTGCCGATGCCGTTGTCGGCCCCCGACGCCGGCCCGAAGTTGATATGCGTCTTGTCCCCATCGATCGCTCCGCTCGCCGGGAAATCCGTGCTGAACTCCGAGGCTGCGGTAGCCACTGCGCCCTCGTCGGCTGAGGCCACGTTGCGTAGAGTCGCCAGCAGCTTCATAGCAGCGAGAACTGCCTGGTGGACTCAAGCTCTTGAGACAGGAAGGCCGGGCTCGCCGGGTTCTGCCCGCCCGCAACCGTCACCCGCCGCTTCAGTCGCGCAGGTATCGTTCCGGGGCCGACACTAGAGCCTTCCAGCAACTCGAACACGAGCATGGCCGCTTCATCAAACGGCCCGCCGGCGCCCAGCCCCCACGAGAACTTAAACACCGCTGGCGACTTGCCGAATGCCGTGCTCGCCGTAGCCCGAACCGCTGAAGAGCCAGAACCTTGAAGTTGCCTGAAATGCTCCGCCTGATCCGAACCAGCAGGACTCAGCGCATGGTCCACTCTGGCGATCGCCACCTCTGTGAGTAGGCTGGTCGATGGCCTGTCGATGTTTGAGGAGAAGATGGTCGCGCCATCCACAAAGCTGGTGAAGGTCGTACCACCTAGAGGCGTTGACTGGTTGACTCCAGTATAAACCTCGACCAGTACAACGGCTTCCGCAGTCTCTCCACCAGAGAGCGCTGCAAACGTCACCGTGATGTCGCGCAGAGCAGACAATCCAACGAGCGTGAAAATCTCTGAGCGCAGCAACCCCGTTGAGATGATCTCAGTGAATTTCGTAAGTGCCGTCACCCCGAACGTGATGCCGCTTACTGCAGGCGCATTCGAGCCCGGGCCGTTCGTCGTGTTCACGAACGTCTTGACGACGATGATGGGCTCGAAACCGTCTGAGTTCAGGTTGGGGACTACTATTGCGCCGTCACTCGCCGTGAGTGTTTTCTTGATGAAGGCCGAAGTAATCCCAACGATCGCCACTAGGCCGCTCGCAGCCTAAGACGTATCGCCCACCGATTCTGTCCCGTCGAATCGAAGAACCTGATGGTCCGCATGACGGGAGGCCCAACGATCCGCACGCGACACCCCTCGAAGGTGTAATTCATGAACACGACGGTCCCCGCAGGGCCCGGCGATGTGGCAAGCGTGATGAGCCTGCTGTCCCGATTATAGGTTCCGCCACCAGCGAAGAAGTCGGTGGTGACCTGGCCGGCCCGCATGTCTCGGTCGCTGAACACCTTGAAGTTATCGATGATCGTGCCGAGGCTGAGATCCTGGTACTCCTTGTCGAGCCGCTGGTACGGGTTCGTGCGCACCTCGAATGTCGTGGGGGTTTTCAGGATGTACCGCTCCGAGATGGCTTCCCAGTCGTCCGCGTATAGGAAGCTCAGGTGTGTGTCGGCGACCGCGTAGATTGCCCGGATTGCATCGCGCGTTTTCTTGTTGGCCGCGTCAAGCGTGATGGTGAAGTCGGGCGCGTACTGCGAGAACACTTCGGTGAACGCCTCCCCAACTACGTTCTCTGCCGTGGCCTCGACCCGCGCCGCGGCTTCCTGGAACGGCTCGACGATCTGCGCGTCGTTGGCGTTGGTCAGAGCCATCTCCTTTCCAGGAGGGCCCAGCGAGATGGTAGTTTTGAAATCGCCTTGTGCCATAGCTACCTCTGATTGTCTCTCAACGCTTGCGCGATCAGCTTTGCCGTTTCGGGCGGTATCTTACCAGCCACGGTGAAGACCTGCACGATCGCTACTGGACCGCCACCATCTTCACGGCCGAATCCAGGAGCCGCACCAGGAACCACTGCAGCTTCGGATGGAGTAAAGCCACCGCCACCACCAACAGGCTCTACAACCTCAACAGGTGTCGGAAAGCCGAATGCTCCACCTCCAGGGCCGGCCGGTCCTGCAGCACCACCCCCACTTGGTGGTGCGATCTTTGCGGCGACGGCTCCGCTAATGGCCGACACAGTTGCCGCCAGCCCAGCATAGACTGCGGCAGTAGCGATCGCAGCCGGAATCCCGAGCGGGAATCCGCCAGCAGCAGCGAAGGCCCGGGCCGTTGCCTCTGCACCTTTGATCGATATGATCCGGGCTGCAAAAGCTCCTGCATCTTTTACTGCCTGAGCTCCACCAGCGCGCGCTGCATTGGCTGCATTGCCAGCGATCTGTAACTCGGCGGATGCGGCAGAGCTAATGCCCGCTATCCGTTGAGCATCGAGGCCCGTCGTGGTCTTCAAAGCCTTGAGCTTCAGATTAAGGTCATTCTTCGTGGCCGCTACATCACCCTTGAACTGATCATCCTTGAGTTTCTTTAGAGTCTTTATGTGCTTGAGCGTTGCCAGCTCTATCTTTGCGTTAACAGTTTCCTCTGTCAGCGATTGAACCTGAGCGGCTTGTTGGATGGCTTCTATCCGTAGAGCCAGCTGTTCAACAAGAAGTTCCTGTCGCTCTTCGGCTGACGTCGCCTCATCATCAATCGCCACCTGACGAATTTCTGCCTGCGTCTGAGCCAGGATCGTGTCATTGGTGATAATTTCGCGCTGCGCCGCTTCCCGTTCTGTAGCCAGCTCTTTGAGGATTTCAATCTCCAGCTTGGCCTGGCGCGTCTTATCGGCAATCAGGAATTCGCCCGAAGCCCTCAGAACTGCCAGCGCACGCTTCTCTATGTCGTCAACAAGCGCCAGCCGCTCTTCGCCAGTAAGGCTCAGATTCCCCAGGCGGATTTTACCTTCCTCTAGGATGATCTTGCTTTGCACCTGTTCGCTGACGCGCGTGATCTGGGCCGCACGATCGCCGGCCGCCTGAATGGTGTCAAGGATATTCTCGAAGCCCACTTCGACCGTGGTCTCGGCCGCCTTCAATGCACCCGTGAAGTCCCGCGCGAGCAGCTTCGTGATCACCTCAAGGGCCCCCTTGAATCCGGTACTGATGACCTTCACTAATCCAGTGATTAACAAGATGACGCCCTGCAGGCCGCGACTCATAAGAGCAAGGGCAGGCTCGAACTCATTGATGATCGTGCCGACGCCTTCCTTCCATGCGCTATTGAGCTCGTTTAGCGAATCGCTGGCTGCCGTTGCTTGCTTGACCGCGCTGAACAGGAAAGCAGCAATTCCGATCGTCTTGAGCGTGGACCCGATGCCGCCGAAGGCGGACTCCATTTTCTTGGCGCCCTGTTCAACACGTTTGCCGGCCTGCTCGACGCCCTTTAGCTCCGTCTGGACTTTAACGATAGCCCCGGTCTTCTTCTCGACCGAGATGGTGTACTGGAGGAAGTTAAATCTCGCCATCAGACCCTCTCGATCTTAAAACTCACTCGACTGAACTCCGGCTCGAGCGCGAAGTCGACGGCTTCCTGGTGTGTCCCGCCTACCCTGAGACCTTCCCAGTAGACAGCTCCACGGTGCCAGCGTGGACCATACACCCGGCCCTTCCCTTGAATGATCAGACGTTTCAATATCGCCATCTCACCCCGGGACGGAATCAGCGGATGGGGGCCCTTCTCGGAGCCGACGACTGCGTTGCCAGCTCGATGATTCCTATATATCTCTTTAAGTCTTTGCCAAAGCACGCTCGATCGCCCTCCCCACGAACACGCCCAACTGTGCGCCTTCCTTCCTGAATGTCTTGAGGAAGATCAGCCGCTTCTTTATGCCGGCCACAAAATGCCCCTTGCTGAATGCGAACTGATTGGATGCGAGCGCCGTGGTCGCCTGGAATGACGAGACCGGCTGGCCGCTTCCCAGTCTCCACCGTAAAGCCTTCTTGAATCGGGGTACGATCCGATGTCGGCGGGTGCCGAACTCGAGGAAGCTGGCGTAGGGTATACCCTGAGCTCCGCTGGATTTTGCGATGTTCGTAAACTCAATCGTGCCAGGCTGCTTCTGCTTCGATCGCCAGGACCTCGCCAGCGTGCCGGTTCTTGTGGTGGTCAATCTCTGAGTGGACTGCACCAGAGCTCTGAGCATCAGGATTCTAAATTGACGGCCGCCCTCCAGTAACGCATCTTCCACGGCTCGCGGGTTGAGGCGGTTGATGGACCTTTGGGCGGCCTTGTCAATCTCGAATTTGAGCGTTACGGGCATACCGCCGCTCCGATCCTAGATTAGTGTGCCATGTATCCGGGGAGTCTCGAAGCTCTCGACCACGGCGCTCTTGACCTGCATCAGTACACGCTTTGCCGGCTGTTATCGAGCTTGAGTTCAACGAGCTCGTCAGGCGTCCCGGACCCTGTCTTGATAGCCATGAACGGAATCGTGATCCGAGTCTCTTCATCCGCCCCGCCAACCTTCGGCGTTTCGCCGTTAAAGAAGGCCTCGGGTACAACCAGCCGTAACCGACGGACGGTCGTACCGATCGACGGACCCGTCAAATCGATGGACAACTTCGACGCCGTGCCATTCAGAAACTTGTTGATCTGAACCTCATCGTCAAAGGCGATCTGGAAGGTCCCGGAGACCTCGTACATTCCGGGCTGCGGTTCGATGATAAGATTCGACCCCAGGATACGCCGATCTTGCTTCAGGCCCGCCGCGATCGTCAAGGCGAATTCGCTGATCTCGAAGGCTACCCCATCGATCTGAATGACTCCGGTGTGATAGACCAGCGGCTTCTGCGTGCTATAGGTGACCGCCTGATCAGATCCCGAATCGGCATTCTTGAACACCATGCTGGCCGTAGCTTGTAGGAGCTCACCGGAAGCCGCATTGAGCACCAGAGCCCCGACCTTCCCGCCGAAGAAGTCACGGACTGCGGTATCCCTTCCGACCTGAACCGTAAGCCCGATCGTCGGGACGTTGCCCGGGGTGAAGGTGTGCTGACCGCCGTTGCCGCCGCCATCGTCCACAAAGACCTCGGTCGGCAGGATACCCTTAATGATGTCTCCGATGACGTCCTCGACGTTCACTTCCCAGTTGATGTCTCCTGCGATCGTCTTCGCACCCTGCACGCGCTTGGTCCGAACGCGACCCTTGTTGATGCCCTGGACTATCTTCTCTTCAACCGTCTCATCGAGAGTCTCATTCAGGAACTCGAGGAAGTCCATGCCGGCGACGACCTTCGTACCCCAAACCGACTCTTTGACGACAGCGAGGTATGCGAGATGCCCTAGACCCGGAGGCATATCAGCTCACCGCCTTGAACTTGTCCGGCTGCTTGAGAAGCTCCGCAGCCATCGGGCCCGCGACTTCGACAGCCTTCCCCTTCGTGAAGACGGTGTGGCGAGACGTATGCCCGCCGGGTAGCCGCACATCGGCCGGCATGTAGACCTCATCCTTCGGGCCGACATACTCGATCTTGACCGGGCCTTTCGTTTCCGCTCCGAAGATTGCTTTGTTCGATCCCTCTTTAACCGCCACGGTTCCCTCCTCTACCGTCCACCTGCACCGTACTGCTGCAGGAAGGTAACGGCGATGATCGCGTTCATGTCCTTGTTGCCCTGATTGACTACGGCCCTCACACCTAGATTCATGTCGACATTGTCGAGATCTGAAGCTATGATCGCGGACCGGTTGCTGTCGATGACGTTCATCACGTCAGCCAGCCCCACTAACACACCGAACTGGGCCGAATCGCCCTCCACTCCGTAAGGTCTCGCGGCCTTCCTGATTGGTACGACCACATGCACCAGACAAGTGAACTCCGCTTGCTTCCGGTCCTTCGCTGCGTGCCAGTCCTCGATGATCGGGTCGGTGTCCAGATGCAACCAGAGAAACGGCGGCTTCAATGACGTCACCGCCTCTTGCTCCCCGACCACTAAATCCCTGAACACTTGCAACGGCTGCCCCGACGCAATGTTCGCTTCCAAGACGTCCTGCAGCTTGTTGATCGTGTTCGCCCATAGCCCCATCTACTCGACCGGGGTGATCAGCCACGGCTGATTGACGAAGTTGTGCATCCGGCGAGATTGGATGATCTCCTTGACCCAGGTCGGGAGTGCGTTCAGTAAGACCGTGCGCTCGACTCCATCGTCCTGAGTGAACGACTTCTGCTTCATGGCCGCCAGAATACCGATGGTCTCGAGGGTGAGAACCTTGATGTCGTCGGGCACCACCGTGTACCCGAAGCTCCCCACCACCTCGATGTCCAGTTGCTCGTCGCTCCAAAATACCCTCCCGCTTCTTTCGATGTATGTCTCGTAAACCCGAAGGTCCGCTGCTAGAATCACCGTGCCCGTCTGAGTCCCGCCCTCGACCCCGTCCGTGACGCTGGTAAGGCTGATGATCCGGGCCGGCATGAACAGCTTGATCTGACGTCTGTGAGTCGCTTCGGTCTGAATGGTCTTGGTTCGAGCGTCCCACCATGTCCCGGTCCAGGTCTCGATGGCCTTCTGCGCTTGCTTGATCATGGCGGTCAGTTTGGTGTCCTGCTCCGTCGAATCTTGTTCGAGGCTTATATGGTTCTTGACCTCGACAAGCGTTACATAGTCCGCCATCCACCCGCTGCTCCGTCGGCCCTGTTACTTCTTGACCTTCTTGAGCTTCTCTTTCACCTGAGCGACCAGGCCGGCCGGCTGCACCGTGCAAGGGGTGATGCCCAGGAGCTGCTTACCCCGGGCCTCACTCACCTCGAACTCTTGTCCAGCCAGAAACTTGCGAGACTTTTCCCGAACATGCGGTGGGTCACCCACCTGAAAACTCTCGTTCACAACGCACTTGTCTTTGACTACGAGCTTCATGGTTTCCTCCTTATGCCGGGTAGTTGTCAGCACCCGAGAGCACCGCGATCAGCGATGTCACGAGGTTCGGTGATCCACCCCCGACGGTGAACACGGGCCTGACGAATTGATTGAGCTTCCGCACGTCGACCAGGAGCTCGATCGCGTCCTGGTTCGCCGTGGTGATCTGAGCGAAGGTCACGCCGCTGCCCGGCAGAGGGCCGGCAACTGCGTCGACCATGTCCGAGCCGTCGCTCTCCGTGCCGTGCTGCACCTTCACGTCGAGGGTCGGCGTTCCCGAGATCGCCCCGACACTGAGGACTAACAGCAAAGCCTGGAAAGTGCTTCGATCCAACACGATCCCGTTCACGGTTGCGGTAAGCGCCACGGGACGCAGGCCCTGGAGGGTCTTAGTCTGTTCCTGGATCGTTCCCTGACTGATTGATCCTGTTGCTTGACTCATATCAAAAGCCTCCTTGTGGCCCCGTTATTTGACCGCCGTGCCCTTCACTGCGGCCTCGGCGATGTTACCCTTACCGTCGACGAACATCTTCGCCTTGATCCCGATCTGGTCTGACTCGAAGGTCTCGAAGCCTTCGGTCGTCGAGCTGACTTCCATCGTTCCACCATCAAAGATGATGTACGACTTCATCAGGTCGGTGAACCAGATTTCCGACTCATCCGAACCTGCTCCCAGATTGGTCGGGATGTTGTTTTGCTCAAGCACCGGCGAACCAAGGATAAACCCGACAGTGTTGACCGGGGTGTTTTCCGTGGTAAAGCTACCAAACGAATTGAGGCTCACAAAGATCGGCAACCCATTCGAGTCTTTGACCTTCGCCGTCAACGCAAGGATGGTGTTCTCCATCAGCCAGGTCCCGCCCCGGCGGTACTGACTCAAGAGATCGTGTTTGAGGTCCACGAAGAAGTCATAGTCCAGCGCACCCGTCAAGGCACGCGACCCGACGTTCGCAAGGAGCCGCAACCCGCTCGGCCGGTTCGACCCTGAACCGTTCATGAACACCTTGTCCTCTTCGACCTCGATCTGCTCGGCGATCAGGTCGGTGACCAGATCGACGATATCGACCTCCGAGTTCATGACTAGCTCATCGCTGATCTTCTCGAGCACCCGGAGCTTGTTCAGGTTCCAGGACAGGGCCCCAAACTTCGGATTCGTGTTCTCCGTGCCCTTGACGTTCTCGTTCTCCCAGGTCGTATTGACCGTCCCGGTCTCCTGCGGAAGGGTGCCCTTCTTCCCGACGCCAGTGAAGACGCGGGTGTTCGGTCGAATCACTGACCGCTTGATCAGCTTCCGCTGAACCTCGGCCCGGAACTCTTCGGCCACCAGGAAGCCGCCGGCGCTTCCAACGTCCAGCCCGAGCGCCTTCATCTCCGTCTGGGGAGCTTTGCGAGCCTGTTCGTGTTGCAGCATGAAGTGGCACTGCTCATTCAGCCGCTTCCGGCTTGCCGCAGCCTTGCCGTGAAGATCAACCATCCTGTCGCCCGGCAGCTTTTGCAGCACTTCCGTCATGATCTGCTCGCGCAACCGCTTCTCCATCTCCTCACCTAACGCCTCGAGCGCGGCCGTGCTACCGATCTTTTCCTTCTGGAGCAGCTTGATCTGTCCGCTCACCCCACGGAGGACGTCCTCGAGCCGCTTGAGCGTTGCTTTATCCATGTCAGTTTCCTCCCTGGTGAGCCGGCTGCTTCTCAAGGGAAGTCAAATCCGACTCGATGTTTTTTAACAGTGTGTCAAACGATGCCTGATCCTTTGCGCTCGCCTGCTCTTGGTCGGGCTTCTCCTCTTCTTCGTGCCCCGACCCCTCATCGCCCGGCTCTTCAGCCGGTTCCTCGTCGGCATTCAGAATCTCGACCGCCAGATCGATCTGTTCTTTGGCACCGTTCAACGATTGTCCGGACTGGGCGATGAACTCCTGAGCTGCCCGGACGTGATCGTGAACGGTCTTGCTGTCGGGTTCGGGGTCATCCTCTTTGACTTCCTCGGCTTCAGCTTCAGCCTTGCCTTGCTCCGTTGCATACCAGCCGTGAAGTCGCTTGACTTCAGAACCAAAGCCTTTCGTGGTCAACGCATTCACCACGGCCGGCACGGTAACCGGACTGATCTCGAGCAGATCGGCCTTCTCGATAACATTGCCGAGTTCGTCACCGTGAAGAGTCTTCTCCTCGTCGCTCGGGTCGCGGGTTTTCTTGGGAATGAACTGAACGCTAAATGCTCGCAGGATTTTCTCTTTAAAGAGCTGCAGAATCTCTTGCGCGAATTTCGAGCTTGCGAACTTGGCGGTGAACTTGACCCCTTCTTCCCGAACATCAATGCTGATCACTTTGCCAATCGGCAGAGCTTGCAGATCATGGCACCAGCAAAGGACTGGATTCTTCTTGAAGTTTTCGAGCGTATCGTTGAAGGCCGTCGGCAACATCAGATCGCCGTGGCGATCCACTTCTTTGACGGTTGCGAAACCGGTGACGGTGCCTGCCTTTGAATCGACCCCGACCGCTTTCGCTTCCAGGAAGATGTTCTTTTCCATGCGATGCCCTCCATCGTCAAAAAAAAGAGGGCGGTCGCGCCGCCCCAGCTTCCGCTTAGGTTCGACTCAACCGCCCTCAGGCGTTTTTATCTGCTTCGATTTTTGAGGCCCTGGTGGGCCCGTTCAAACGATACTAATCGTCGGTATCACCACTGTCAAGCCCTGGGTCCACTGAGCCCATAAAAGACGACCTGTTATGCTGCACCTTCACTTCGCAGTTGTCGAGCCGACCGTCTAGTTTCGCCAGAATGAGCTGTCCACGCTTTGTAATCCGACGCCAGTGGTGAATGATTGACCGCTCCTCATCGCTGACGGACATCGTTCTGACTCCCCGGGGCGAGAAGGACGTGATCGTTGCCATCAGGCTTTAGGCTTGCTCTTCTTTGGCCCCGGCAGCATGGAAGCCATGATGACCTGAATGTCGGCCGCCTTGCTCACCCTCGGGACGATCGCGCCCTTATGGTTCGGGTGAAACTCGATCATGGCGGCCTCATCGATCGGAATGCCTCGGCTATTGCATCCCCACTTCTGACCCGGCACGATCTCCGAATCCTCGCAGCCGATCACATCGCACACCGTCACGCCGAGCCCCTTATAGACTGCCGTGTTCGCTTGCTCGAGCGCCTTGGCTGACTCCGTGCGCGCGATGAGCTGTGCCCGGTTCTGCGCGAACTCTCCCTCGAAGATTCCACGAATACCAGCGTAACCCTGGTCTGGTGCGCCGTTAGCGATCGCCGATGGATTGAGCCCGAGCCTGATGCCTTCTGCCACAACTACATCCAGCCTCTCTTTAGTCGCTTGGCTTACCCTGGTCACCTTCGACGCCAGCCGGTCGATGCGCTGCTCGAAGTTGGCTTCACCGGGCTCAAAGGGCAGCCGGCCCGGTCGGTCCTCAAGTCCCATCAGCCGCGACGTGAGGGTGAATTCCTCGAGCACAGTGCCCGTGAAGATCGAGCGCATGGTCTGCCGCCAGATCCGATCGTCCTGTTCGGTGTTGAAGATGTCGTCGACGCCCTTTGTGAAGCTCCTCGCCTCACCCGTCAGGAGCCGCTTGATAACCGCGTCACCCTGCGACCGGAAGAAGCGACGAACCTGCATCCGGATATTGACGGTCTGTGATGCCTGGCGAATCCTGTAATGACGAAGCACCCGCTGCTGTAATGGCGTACCCTGTGGCGCCTTCGCCTCAGGCTCTGCAGGCAACTCGGGCAGCTCGGCACCCGGTTCGGCCGGCGTATCTCCTTCCGTCGAAGCACCGAACGGGATCGCTTGCTCTTCACCAACCTTGAATAGCCCACCCTGGAAGTAAAAGTCATCCATGGCAGGATTGTTTTCGACCTTCGGCAGCCCAGCGTAGATGACCCTGATCTCGTTCGGGGTGATCGCGCCAACCGCGAAGTATTGCTGCGCGATCTGGGCGTCCTCGAGGTTGTCCTCTTGAACCATCTCGTCGAACACAAAGGCGAACGGCCCAAAGTTCGCGGCGATCTTGCTGAAGTTGAGCTGCAGACGCTTGAGTAGTGGTGCGATAGTGTGCTTCTGAAACAGGCGCATCTGAACGAATGCCGTCGCGCGGTTCGCGCCTTCAGTGATTCCGGCTTGAAGCGGCTGAACTCCCATGACGCCCAGGATGGATTCACGGATTGTTTTCCGAGTTTCGAGAAACTGAGCTTCGCGCGGCATCGAGGTCAGGCCCTTCTCGATCGTTAAGCCTTCCTCTAAGATCGACAGCCCATGTGACCGCCTATGTCCCTTGTGCTGCTCCTCGAATTGCTCTTTAAGGTGATTCAGTGTCGACGGATGAAGGCGGCCTGCTGTCTGAAGTACGAGGCCCGGGCTCGCGTCATTCTCAAAGAAGTTTTCAGCGTAGGATGCAGCCGCGTCGTCTACCCGATACATGCGCGGGTTTGCCTCAACCCTGCCCAGCCCGAGATATGGATCGAATGGGTTACCGAAGCGAACATGCTCAATCACCTCGAGCTCGAACCGTGCATTCTTGTTTCCAGTGGACGCGAGCAGCTCATAGTGGCTGATGAAGTTTACTGGGTCTGGCACGACTGTCACGCGCACGGGGTCTAGCAACCAAAGCTGAAACGGTGCCGTTCCTTCGGCGCTTCTGCGCTTCCAGATGAACGCATTCCCCGTCGCCATCCAGAACCAGACGAGCTCCTCGATGAACTGGTGCCAGGTGCTCGCAAGGTTCGGAGTGGTGAAGATTGAGACGACCGGAGCGTCAGGGTCTTCAATGGGTTTCTTGGTTCGCTTGTCGACGATCTTCCAGCCGTTGAACATGATCGCATCAGCGATCCGGAGAATGGAGACCGCCATCCACTCCGACTGAAGGGTGATCCGTAAGAACTCCTGGAAGCTCGTCGGCCGGCTGCGCCGGCGCGTCTGCTGCAGCGAGAAGATTTTGAGGAAGTCGACCTCTTTAACTCTAGCGTATAACCGTGATGCGCGGCGTACGAGTGCGGCCATCTCCTGCAGCATCTTCTTCGCGTTTCTCCTTCTCCGGCTCGATGTGGGTGATCTGTGGACTCCGAACACCGTGCATCAGCAAGAGTGTGTTGCTAACGCAGTCATCATGCTCGCCTGGCGGGGCGTTGTAGGTGTACGAGATGCCGGACGGTGACCGGCGCTGCTCGAACCTCTGATGCTCGTTAACGAACGTAGAATACACTTCCCCATGTTCCGGGTCAACTAGCTCTATGTGCTTGCGCTCAAAGGCGATGATGGCATCCTTCACCAGCCGCCCCTTCAAGGCGTTGTCCCACTTGACGCCGGTCACATAGAAGCCTTCCCCGGTTTCCTTGTTGACCCGGGTGATCGACTCATCCTCAAGCATCTCGAACGGGGCTTCCCCGGGGCCCTGAGAGTCCATGATGATGTCGGCCATGTTGTACTCGACAGCCACGTCAGCCACCAGCGGGACCTGCACGGTATAGTTCATCTTCTGCCAGCGTTGAGCAAAGACCTGCTTTAGCCCTCGCCAGACAGCGACGACAGCATAATCCCGAAACTTCGCGGGGTCATAGGTCACGATGTACCGCACGCCCTCCCGAGGCTTCTCGATCGCACCGACTGCAACGGTGCCCACGTTCGGGAAGACGGCCCCAGCATCGGCCACCACCTTCGCCAACACCTCCTGATCAAACAGGGCTGCAGGCAAGTCTTCCTTGAGGAGCTCGATCTCCTGCGGATTCAAGATTCCAGCCTCCTCCGTCGTGCAATGGACGTAGCACCACTTCTTGTGACGGCGAGCCCGGCCCCACTCTGCAATCTTCGCCCAGAAGTTCGGTCGGGGTGTGCTCAGGATCACGGCTCCACGGCCGCCGAGCAGCCGGATTCGTATTCTGTTCCAGGCTTGCGGTGAGAACATGGCAGCCTCATCGACGTAGATAAAGGTCGGGTGAAACGCCGAGATCGAATCGAGGCTCTTTGCTGTCACACCATAGAGCACGGTAGGCCGTTCAGTGGTTCCTTCCAGTGGGGGCAGCTCCGCGTAGCAGTGCGGCATGATTCGCGTGGCAGCTCCGGTATACTTCGCGGCCGGCTCGAACTCCTGCCAGAACCGTTTGATCTGCCAGTCGATCGCGGCCACCCACCAGAAGGTTTCTCCCGTCGGATGCTGCCACATATTCTCGAGACAATGGGCGGCTGCCCAGTGGGTCTTCCCGGTGTAGACCGCGCATTCGGCGACAAGATAGCTGAACTCCTCGAGCAGCTCCGCCGCTTCCTTCTGCCAGGGAAGACGGTTGAATTCTACTTGGACGGGGAGCCCTCAGGGATTTGAGTCTGCCATGGTGTCGCCCTCAGTCGCTTCGCTGCCATCTGGGAGTACTCCGGCTTGAGCTCAATGCCGACGAAGCGGCGACCGAGATCGAGCGCCACAATCCCCACCGTGCCCGATCCGGCGAACGGGTCCATGACGAGGCCTTCGTCGGGACACCCTGCCAACACACAAGGCCGCACGAGCTTCTCCGGAAAGGTCGCAAAGTGGCCCCCAGTATAGGGATGGGTGGGAATCTCCCAGACGGTGCGCTTGTTGGCGCCGATGCTGCTGTCGGGTACCGTATGAAACTCAGACCCGTTCCATCGCCACTTACCGTTCTCGTCCTCATGTTTTGCATGTAGGTTCCGCAAGGCCTTTCGATGAGACCTGTTCCCGGTACCATTGTCCTTCGGTCCGCCAGTTTGCCGATCAAAGGTCGGCTGGGTAATCCGTATCTTCGTCGCCGGTGATAACGGCTCCCGAATCGCGTCTGCATTGTAATAATACCGTTCTGCTTTTGTGAGCAGGAATAGATATTCGTGCGCCCGGGTAGGTCTGTCGGTCACGCTCTCGGGCATCGGATTCGGCTTCGACCAGATGATATCTGACCTCAACCACCATCCTGCTCCCTGCAGGGAGAACGCGATCCGCCAAGGTATCCCCATGAGGTCCTTTCGCTTGAGTCCTTTTGGAATGTAGCCATTGCGAGGAGGTACCCGCGCATCGAGGGGCTGAAATCCCGGTAAGCCTGGACGCTGACTTCCGCCACCTGGTCTCATGCTATTCCCACACCAAGAGCCAGCATAGGAGTCGCCGAGATTCAGCCATAGTGTGCCGTCGGGTCGCAGCACGCGTCTGACCTGCTCGAATACCTCGACTATTTTTGCGATATACTCCTCGATCGTTTCTTCCAAGCCGATTTGTCCCTTCACTCCATAATCCCGCAGTCCCCAGTACGGCGGGCTCGTCACGACACAGTGGACCGAGTTGTCCTCCATCCGGCCAAGCTCCGCCAGGACATCACCCTGACGGAGCTCCCATCCAGGCCCCGATTCGTTCATGCCTGGAGCTTCCCCCCGCGCGCCACCTTCACGGCGGCCCGAAGGTCGAAGGCCAACTCTTCGTCCAGGGTGATGTCGGCATAGTGCAGGATCACAAGCTGCGCCATCGGGTCAGTGAACTTCAGGGCGAAGTAGCCCTTTGGGCACCAATCCTTGTACTTGTCGCTCTGGAACTCGCCCTCTGGGGTTAGATGGTGGCCCCTCATGGTTTCCTCCTAGTTTTCTTTGGTTTCACTGGATCATTCCACCTGAACGTCGGCACCGTGCCGGTCGGTCTCATGATGGGCTGACCTCCCGACATCAATCGGGTGACATCCAGTATAGCCGACTGGCCCAGGGCCCCGAGCCTGGTTGCGTCTGCCGCATTCTCCAGGGGCACCGCTGGATCAGCCAGCTCCTCCTTGCCGTCCACCTTCTTAACTTCCGGGAGCAGCTTGTCCGTTGCGAACAGGTATAGCTTCTTGCCTTTCCTGAAGACTTCAACCAGCTCTTCAGCCAGGTTGATGCCGTGCCGAGTGTTTGCTGCCTTCTCGGCTTCTGCTTGAATCGCCCTCCAGGTTTCCGCTAGCTTCCTACCGATGCGCCGTGAGGCCGTCTTGGCGTTGATCCCCTCGTCTCGGTAGAACTGTTCCTGAGTCAGTAAGGGATTCTTGGCCTTCGCTACCCTCCAGGCTTCGACAACAGCGTCCCAGTCAAATCGTCGGGGTGGCATCCTTGTCCCGCTTGAGGTGTCTCGTCATACGCTCATCACCTTACCCCTGAACCGTCCCGTCTTCACATAATTCACATATAGAGCATAGGGGTCTGGTTGATCCGGCCGGAGTGATCGAAACGTCTGCATGCCGCACCGGCATTTCATCAGTGCCGTATTTCCCACTTGCTTCTGATTGAACTGCCTGTGGCCCAGGAACGTCTTCACCAGATGGCTCGGTCGGAAGCAGCACTTGTGCCGTATCAACTTCCAGAGCCAGCGCGGGATGAGTCTCATGGCCTCAGCCCCAGCACGCCCTTGCAGCGCTGATTCTCCGCCTTGATGATCTCCAGCTTTTCCTCCTGCGAGAGCGATGCTGCCCACGCTGCTGTGCCGCACGCGCGTGCTTCCGGGCTTGCCACGCATCGACCAGCGCCATGAGGTCAGGCCATCCCGGTACCTCTTTCGCACACCGTGAGCAAGGCTTCACTTCAAACCTTACCGGCTCACCTATCCTCACCGTTATGGACGGCACAACGTACAGGTGCTCATGCGGTATCAGCCTCCAGACCCAGCGCGGGATCAGCCTCATGGCATCCGTATCCCACAGAATTGACACTTCGCTACGGCCCTGGTTATCTTTCCCGGCCATATACGCTTTCCCTTCTTGTTCAATCGAAACTTGGCCGTAACGTGTATGCCCCATTCATGCTTGCACCATGGCCGCTGACACCAGCGGAGGCCGGACGAGATCTGCCTAAGGGCTCTTTCGATAGGCCGTAGCGCCTTCCGCCATTCACGTTCAATCGCCGTGGGTCGGCTCATCTTTGGCGTCCTCCATCTGCTTGAGCAGCAACGCCCCGCGCACCTCGGCCTCGGCGTCGATGGCGTAGGACAGCTCTTCCGGGACGATGCTGATCCAGATAGTGGTGATCTCGTCGATGACAACCACCAAGCCGTCCTCGTGATATCTGCACTGAAAACCAGGCCTGAGTGTAATCGGCTTGCCCTTAATGTATGTGGCCCATTCTTCCGCGAGCTTCACGGTCACCTCAAGATTCGGGCCGACCATGCGGCCGGACTCCACGACGCCAACCAGCTTCTCCTTATTAAAACAATATACGACCGCAGTATCTGCGAGCTCAGTGGCGATGGACTCGAGGACCCCGGGGGCGTACTTCATCCTCTGCCCATCGACCACGTTTTCCCTCCCGACGATTCCCTTTATCCTCAGTTCACTCACGATGATTGCAAGGACCTGCCCCGAAGCTGGGACAACCATGAACCAGACAACGAGCTTGCGTCGGCGGAGGCTCCCTGTAAAGGGTCCACCGAACAGGTCCTGTATTCAGATGGTAGCCCATCAGGCCGAATGAAACAAACGATCTCCGAGGTAGATGATGGCGCCCACTAGGATCAGCGGCGGCCACACCGCAGGCTCCAGCATCCACGCCGTCAACTGCATGGCTTCATCAGTGCGCGCCGCTTCGCCCATCGGTCCATCCATCGGGCGTGCTTCACGTATTCCGGGACCAGCTTCCATTCGATCCCCATCCCCTGACAACGCACACACATGCGATGCCCGGTACTCATCCGATGAGTGAATCCCTCGCCCTTGCAATCGTTGCAAGGCTTTGGTGACTTCCCCTTCACGACTTCCCTGTCTTTATCATCGGCCGCTTCGCATTCACGCTCACCACCGACAACGGAATCGACAGCGGCAACGGGGTAGCCTTCAGCAAGCCCCGCCGAATCTGCTCCATCCTTCTGAGCCGCTCCCGGGTACGATTCAACGGGACTCTCTTGTGTGCGCTTTTATTGTGGTTCATGGCTTCCCCTCCTCCGCCAACAGATTGACGGGTCCCTCAGCCACGACCACGGTCACCTTCTTCCCTTCAAACCTACGCAGCTCATAAAAGATGTTGTGCGGCCCCACCTTCAATTCCGCCGGATCACCCGGAGTCCATTCGCTATATCCACCACAACCCACATCAGCAAACAGCTCGCCGTCGAAAGTTTCGTCCATAATTGCAATGGTGACTTTGACGCCAGATTTAAAGAGCTTCAATATCTCGCAGATCAAACCCCACTCGCCTATTTTAATTTCACCCCCACCATCTTCTCCTCCCCAATCGAAACTGACCACGCCTTCCAACCGCAACTGCTTCAATGGCTTCCCTTCATCCGCTGGCTGCGCTGCGGGTGGACCCTCTATTACCAATAACTGCTCGCGTAAATCTTTTGCCGTCTGACTCGGGTCACACGGAACGTACTGCTCGTAATTGTTTTCAAGCTCTTGAGCCGCATCTTCAACACCCTCTCGCCATCCCGCCTCGAATTGCTGGCGCTTCTCATGTTCAAAGAGGCTCTTTGTGATCGTCATGAATCCGTTGTCGCCCGTCACCGTCGTTTCGCTCACCGTTTCCTCCCCTTACCCATCTTGTGTGACTGGTTCACTCAGGCACCGCCACGAGGACGAGCCTATACCTGCCACCCTTCAGTAGCTTCTCAGCCTTCTCGGCAGCTTTGATTGCTTCCCTGTACCGGCGCGTAGATGCAGCCTCGTCGGTTTCACCTGGCTTCACCCTAACTGGCGCAGGAGGCGTCCAGCTTTGGACGCTACGGCATTTTTTGCACCTTCGAGAGTGAACGCCAAAGCCCCAATTCAACCCATCGCCGATGAACGTCTTATCCCATTGGTGCTGGCAACTCGGGTCCTTTTTGAACACGTCCTCCCAAATAGTCCGGGTGCGCTGGCTCATGGCTGGGCCTCAATCCTGCGCTGTCGTATTTCCTCACGCTGATCTTCCACCTTCTCCATAAACTCATGCGCTGCCGCCCGTGGATGTTCGCTCATCTGCTCCTCGAAAATCACCAGTTCTTCGTGGCAATTATCGCACCGCATCCCATACAATCTTGTGCCGCAATCCTCACAGTGCGTGTTCACCGCTCCCCCTCGCTCCCACGAAACAATCTAGCCAGTCCGCATACAGGGCAGAGGTACCACGGCTGACCGCAATCGTCACCGAAGCCGAGCCAACACATAATCCGTCTCATGTCCCCTCCCCCTCGCCACGCTTCCTGACAATCTTGTCCGGGCCGATCTCATAATCACCTTCAGCCTCCCAGATGACTTCGACTTCGCCGCATGGCAACTCATGCACCCGCAACCCTTTCCGCTCGGCCCATTCACGTAACGCCTGAGCAGTGAGCCAATCACCGTTTCCTTGCGAACCTGATCGAATACCTCCGGTGAGTTTCACGTTCCCTCCCCATCGCTCTTAGGCTGGCACATGGCCTTTGGAGTATAGAGTTCAAGTATTCCAGTTGCCGTGTCCTCAATCACCGCTGGGTAGCCGAATAGCTCCTCGATTGCGTCCACCGCCTCCTGTCGCGTGTCCTCGCACGTTAGGCAGTTCGCGCTACCGGGGTCATTCATCTCGCGCTCATCCCAAACAATAAACCCCGGATGCCAGCTCATGTTCCCTCGCCCTTGCTGATACCAGGAAATCGATCATCCGGGATCACCTTCGCGTCCATCATGCGCTCACGCTCCTGTTCTTCACTCAGCTCAACTGGTGGGGCTTCGGGTAACTCGTAAAGTGGGCAGCTATCTAGGTGCTCAATCGGGCCACGGGTTTCCCGCCAAGTATTCTGGCTGCAAATCATGCAAGTCAAAAGAGTTCCTGTAGCCATGATCATCTCGTTTGTGGCGTATTCCCTTAAAGCCTCCCGCAACGCTGTCGCCTTCACCCCCTCGTCAGCACGGGCGGCGGCTTCGGCTTGCCCAATAACCATTTGAATCAAAGCGATCATCTGTGAGCGCGTCACTATCGGCACCGGCAGGTCGCCCAAGTTGGCGATCATGCTCCCTACA